TCCCACTCAAAGCGCTCCTGCATCTCTGCCGTCTCGCGGTTGGCCTCCAGCGCCAAGCTCAACTCGCCAAAGGTCATCTCCCAAAACGCAGAAGGGGACAGGTGCAGCACACCCATCCCCATCCGAATCACGTCTTGCCATCCTACTGGCTTATCGTTACCGTCTACGCTTTTTTTTGGTCGCTGTATTCACCAAGCACGTCAAAGCATTGTGTGACGTGTGCAAGCGTAATGTGCTCCTCGAACTCCTGCAGCTCCATGTCGAAGTCGACACCTTCGAAGTTGCAACCGCACTCCACGCCCACAAAGCATAAGAAAGCGCAAGCGTCGGCTGAGAGCTTTGAAGGATCTGACAAGCTGAACACGTTGACCTTTGCCTTACGTTCAAACTTCTTCAGCGCCTTCATCGAGTAGCGCACGGGGTACTCGTTGCCGTTTATTTCAATCATTAAGCAGCGGTATCAGTGACAGGTCCAGTCAACTCAAAGGTGCAGCTATATGTTGCTGTGTCTTCTGTGCCGCCTGATTGCTCAAGGCTGGTGATGATGCCTCCTGATGTAAAAGACAGCTCGCCAGTTGCTTCGTTTGCCTTGCTGAACTTTAGCGTCAAGATTGTACGAGCTTCCCAAGCTGTCCACAAGTCAACCATGTCCTTATTGCTGTCAGCGTCGAGGTAGTCAATCAAACCGCTGACGCTGATTGAACCTGACTTCAAACCGCCAAGCAGCTCACGGTAGCCCGCGCTGTCCTTGGTTGTTATATCAATTGTTTCTGTGTTGAGAGAAAGTGAGCAGTCGGTTGCTGCTGCGATCAGCGTGCCGTCAATGTAGACGCCGAGTTCTGTTCCGTTAAAAATGGCCATTTTATTCTGATTCTATAGATTCGTCGTCGGTCTTTTTCTTTGGCGCGTCAAGGTAGCCTCTTTTCTTTAGCTCTGCAGCGAACTCAGACGTCACGCTTGGCGTGTCGCCTTTCTTCCAGTTGTTCCCGCGCAGCTTGCACGCCTTCATGATTGTAACCTTCATGGCTGCAATTTACGGCAAAATCATTGATTGCATCAAATGCCTTTCTTGGCCAGCAGAATCTTGAGTTCATTGACAGCTTCCAGCAGCGTGTCCAGCTTCTTGGCCATGTCGTTCTCCCGCTTCTCAAGGTTGATGATGCGCGACTTCAGCAGCGTCACCTCTTGGTTTATCTTCGTCCATGCTGCGATGCCTCCACCGAGCAACGCGATGAACTCGAATATCATCGCCGCCGTTATCTGTTCCATGCTCAAATATCGTCTATTTCAAACCAACCGTTTTGGACCATGTAGTCCTGATCGCGCACCGTCGTCGTGCTGGGTATGATGGCGGCAAATGGAAACTCGTCGCTGTTGAGCGCATAGGATGCGAGATTGAACCGCTCATCTGCTGTTAGTTCAGGAAAGAGGCTAACCAGCTTTTCCAGCGTCGCCTGTTCGTGTACAGGTATGACGTACTCCGTATCCACCTGCAGCGCGTGTTGTACGCCGTCAGGATGCACGATAACGCCGAACACGGTTCCGTCCTTTTGGTACGGCTCCTGCACGGCCAGCGGCGTTGTGATGTTGTAGAGTTCGCGCGTTATGGACTTGGCGCGTTTCTCGCTTGTCAATGTGCCTTCGGCTAAGACGATGATGTACTGTTGCGCCATTAGAAGATGCTGTAAAAGGTGTTTATGTTCGATTCGATGCCCGTGCGGTTGCTTGATTCGTCGGAGGTATAAATTATTATTTCTTGCATTGTGCCCGCAGCAAAGTTTTGGTTATTCTTCGAACCAATGTGAAAGTCGGCGTAAGAACCATCACCAGCATCGCCAGTAGCAACCGTACCGCCTCTGTTTCCCAACTCGCTGTTGACGCCGTTATACAAACCATAAACAAGATTGTAACTGCCTATTGTTTGCCCACTTAACTCTAAAGCTGAAACCGCAGATAGGTCAATGACTGTGCCATCCGTGCGTAAAAAAACATTACCTGCACCGCCCACAATAGTGGAACGGCCACCAGCGCTTGTTTTTGTTACGGTGAATAGTGTACCAATGCTTAGAGATCCGCCACTTGAAAGGTCTGTAGAACTTGCAGTAATAAATTCAATTGCAGGCTTTCCGTCCTCCGTCGTTACGCCCGTCGTACCGTCGTAAATCTTTGGCTGATTTGACGTGGATGTTTGCGTCGCGTCGTTCGTGTTGCCGCTTTGGTCGTACCACGTCTTCACGAATCCGTCAGTACCTGAACAAAACGAAGCAAGGCTGGTGGTATCGAATTCACCTGCACTAAATCCAATGTCTTGCTCCGTGTTGTCTGATGCACGCCGCACGCGGATGGCGTCTCCCGTGTATGCCGTCCGCAGTTGCCGCAGCGAATAGGCAGCAGCTGCACCCGTGTACGTGTCAAGCAGCAGCTGCACCGCGTCCACCTCCTCCCACGTCTGCAACAGCGTAAACGGCGGGCTGCCGTAGGTGTCGCCATCCCTAAACCCTTCGAACGTAGAAGTCGTAGCAGAATAAGCGGCATCATCTGCAAACGTGTGGATCAACGTAAAGTCGCCGATAGCGTCGCCGCTTTCAAGGAATCCCGCCTTGTGGTAAATCTTGCGCTGAATCACCTTTCCCGCCGTTGGTGTGTCGCTTTGCGCGTCGATAAAGATACCATCCCCGTCTGCCTTCACCGTGTACACGCGCTCCGAAAATGGCGTGCTGGGCTTGTTGTTTTCCGCCTCGTCTTCAAAGCGGTTCGTAAAGTTTGGCAGCGACTTGAATGAGCTGGTGGCCGTGTCAAAAATTAACGCCTCGTTACCTGCGGGCGTGCCTGTTATCGTTACGTCGCTCAGGTCGTTCAACTCCGTAGGTACTGCACTGGTGTCCGCCTTCGCATTCAGTGCCGTTTGCGTGGCTGAACTCACGGGCTTATCATCGTCGCTGGTGTTGTCCACGTTGCCCAACCCTACGTCCGACTTGCTGATGTTATCGTTTACCCAGTTGCCGCTGTCGTAGATAAGAGCTTCACGATCTGCAGGCGTGGTGATGCTTGTATCCGTTAAACCTGTCAGCGTGTTATTGCCCGTTGCATCGTCCGCCGCTTCCCAGTTGCCGCTCGTGCTGTTGTATGCAATCAGCTGGCCGTTCGATACGCCGTCAACGTCTACGTCAGCAAGTTGACCCAGCTGCGCACCTGTAACTGGCGTGCCTTGTGCAATCGTGAAATCGTCGCGCTTGATGCGGAAAGTAAATGTCAGCACCTGACTGTATCGGCGTGGGTCGTATTCAATGTTGATGTCAACATCATTGAACTGCACGCTTTCGACGTTGACGCCGTTGTACGTTCCGCTGACACGATCCAAAGCAGCGCGGACCTTTACGCCTACGTCAGCCGCTTGGTCGTAGGTGTCGGCATAGCAAATAAATTCAAAGCGCACCTCGTCCAGCTTCGACGGTCCGTCATGCGTATCCTCGGGCGCTACGCTCTGCAGCTGATACACGATAAATGGCGTCGCAGCTTCCTGCTCTGCAATCTCAGGAAAGATGCGCGTGCTTACCAAGTCAGTGACGCCGCTGTTTGTGCTCAAAATGCCATATACTGCCTTTCCTGTATTCATTTCTTTCGTGTTGCGTTTACTGTCTTTGCGATCTCCTTCCTGTACTGTTGGCGCATTTTCTCAAACGCCTTCGGTGCAGCTGCTGTGATGGACTTAAAAAAGACGTCCTTGTTGCGGTTGCTGCCTTTGATAAACTGGTCGTCGCCTTCTACGATGTTGGCAAACCAGCCGTCACGGTTTACTGGTGCTCGGCGACCTACTCGCGGCCCTACCCAATACGCATTCTGCTGGTTGCTGATAAGCCACACCTTGACCGACCTACGCAGCGTACCAACTGGAATATCCATCTTATAAGGCTTGCCAAAGGTAGCACTGCGCTTTGTGTGTCCACGTCGCAGGCGTATCGTTTCACGCGCATCGCGGATGTTGCTGATCATCTCTTTCTTGATGACGTTGCCAGCCGTGCGGTGAATTTTGCGCTGCGTCTTGTTGTCCTTGATATGCTTGGCAATCTCTTTGAACTGCTTCTCCAGCGGTGTCGTGTGTGCAAATACTGTCGCTTTCCGTGCCATCAGGTGCCAGTGATTTGACAAAGCAACACAAGCTGGTCCTGTCGGCCAACCTCCTCGATGCCTTGAATGTTGTAATATTTGCCGTCATACAGCACGC